CAGCTCGCCCTTGCGCGATCGATCCGGTCGCCCAGTCATGCCGGCCGGCGGGTGCCCCGGTGGGGGATATGGCCGGCGCGGCCTGGGCGAGGTAAGTCCCACGAATACGCCAAAAATAAAAAAAAGCAAAAAAAGAAAAGAGGGAGTAAGAGAGGGGCGGGAGGGAAGGATTGAATCCAACCCCCACCCCACACAATAAACGAGAAACCCCACCTAGGATTTTAAAAGTAATAAAAAATCAACGGTTTATAAAGGTTTAGAAGCATATGGACAATCGTACGGAACGAATAGGGAGCGAATGGGGTAACGAACGGGGCAACGAACAGGTATTTTTATAGTTTTGCGGATTGTGTGGGTGCAAACGGTGGGAGGCAATAAAAGAAAAGCGAGATTTTTACGGAAAAACAGTTGACACGTTACGGTGAATGTGATAACATTAAACCGTAATGATAGAGGGGAGGAAATGACATGCGGAATGTAGTAGCTTATTGCCGGGTTAGCACGGATGCGCAAGCCGGTGAAGATAGATTTGGGTTGGATGCGCAAAAGAAGATGATTATGGAGTATTGCGCGAAGAATGATATGCAGATTTCGGACTGGTATATTGACGAGGGGGAGAGCGGGGTTAAGGATAACCGGCCACAACTGGATCGGTTGCTATATGGGGAAATAAAGAATCCTCCAGTGGAGGCGGTTGTGGTTGCCAAGAATGACAGAGTGGCGAGGGAAATCAAACTGTATTTTTACTATAAACAGCTGTTGTACGCGAAGGGCATGGAGCTTATTAGTGTGTCCGAGGATTTCGGGGAACTTGGTGTGTTTAGCGGGATTTTGGAGGCTTTCGTAATGTTTGTGGCAGAGCAGGAGCGGATGAATATTACGAAACGCACTAGCGGTGGAAGGGCGGTTAAGGCTGCTAAGGGCGGATATGCTGGCGGGAGAGTACCGTATGGGTACACGGTGAAGGATAAGCAGCTGGTAATTGTGCCAGAAGAGGCCGAGGCGGTAAGGAAAATATTTGAGATGAAACGAGACGGCGCTACATTTAAGCAGATTGTGGATGTGCTGAATGCTGCTGGGTATAGGAATAAGAGTGGCGGGGAGTTTACAATTAGCACTGTGCAGTTTATATTGGGGAATGAAAGGCTGTACCAGGGGTTTTACAAGTATGGGAAGAATAGTGAATGGGTGAAAGGACAGCACGAGCCGATTTTGAATGACCGAAAATAGTTGCCAAATTAACTGTTTGGTAGCATATGATAGACTTGGAATAAGCAGGAGTCAGTGGTATAATTTGGTGAATAGAGTGGCATGATAGGAATTAATAAGTTAGAAAGGGGTTTATGAAGTGAAGCGGTGTCTTTTAGTAATGCTGGCGATATGTCTAATTGCTATGGCGGGTTGTTCATCGGAACAGCCAGAGCCTTCGGCTCAGGAAAGCTCAGTTGCAGTTACAGTAGTTAAGTCACCGGATGAGAGTGAAAATTCGAGAACCGATCAGGAAGATAATCGTCAGGAAATTAAAAAGAAGGTTATCGAGGTTCGTGAATGGTATGTAGATGATGTTTGGAATACGTTTGTAGATATTGATTCTTATATTGTGACTGGGAAAAGCGCTACTGGAGATACAATCGATATTGGTTTTGCGGTGAAACAATTCAACAAAGCCATGGGAAAGAAATCAGATTATGATGAGTTCATGGCTGGGTTGGGTGAAGAATATTCAGAACTCAAAGATGTATGGAGCAAGGTTAGCGAGCAAATTGACGCATTGGCAAGCATGATAAGTAGCGGAGTAAAACAGGGCGGGGATCGGTTTGATAGCGGATTGCTAGAGCAGTATTCGGATGCGTTTTATGATTTAGTAAATGAGTATTTCTTGAGACAATAACAATTAGACAATTTTGAGCGCCCATGAGCGCCTTTCCGAACGAGGGAGGGCGCTTATTTTTATGTCTATTGAGCAGATATTGAAGAGCATCAAAGCGGCAATTGATAAGAATCCGCATGATTTTGAGGCTTATCAGGACTATTTCGACACGCTTAGAGCACTTGGAAAAGAGGACAAGCCAAAGTCGTTTGAACATAATCTGTGGCTCCGGAAAGAAACCGCTCGGATGGTCAGGGAGTTGGACAATCCGGAGCTGATTGCAAAATTTTACGAGCTGAACAAAAAGACGTACTTGTATATGGCGCAGGATGATTTCGATTCGTATTGTATCTATCTGGAATGGAACCGGGAACCGCAAAAACGGTTTTATCAGCCTAGGCGCAAGGTGCTCCGTCCGCTGGTACAGGACTTACAGGATTTGGCGGATGGAAAGTTAGATTTTCTCGGGGTGTCTCTTCCCCCGCGCGTCGGAAAATCCACTTTGTGTATTTTCTTCATGACTTGGCTGATGGGTAAACGCCCGGATGTGGCAAGTGTAATGTCTGGGCATAGTGATAAGCTGACGGATGGATTTTATCGAGAAGTATTATCGATACTTACAGATCAATCTACCTACTTATGGGCTGACGTATTCCCTTCCGTACGGATTGTAGACACGTCTGCGAAGAACGAAACCATAGACCTGAACCGAAAGAAGCGTTTCCCTACCTTCACGGCACGTTCTATAGGCGGTACGCTTACTGGCGCGGTGGAAATTGGCGAGGGAGGATGCCTGTATGTGGACGACTTGGTTGAGGATTTGGAAGAAAGCCTCAATCCTGACCGCTTGCAGGCAAAATATGATGCGTACCTTAACCAGTTGAAAGACCGCAAAAAAGAGGGTGCAATCGAGCTGATGGTTGGTACACGCTGGAATGTGCTTGACCCGCTCGGAAGAATACAAGAACAATATAGAGACAATCCGCGTTATCGGTTTAGGGTAATTCCTGCGCTGAACGAGAAAGGCGAAAGCAATTTTGTCTACGATTATGGAGTAGGGTTTTCCACAGAGTATTATCTTGACATGAAGGCGAGCATTGACGATGCGACCTGGTGTGCCAAATATATGGGAAGGCCGTATGTGCGCGAAGGATTGCTGTTCCCTGCCGATGAATTGAGGTACTATAACGGCGTATTGCCGGATGGGGAGCCGTATAAAATTGCCGTTTGCGACGTTGCATGGGGCGGTGGGGATAGCCTGTCCATGCCGTTTGCTTACATATATGGAACGGATGTGTATATTCACGACGTGATATTTAACCGTGGCGACAAGACGGTGACACAGCCGGTTGTTGTTGGCCGCACAAAACAGCACTTACCGCACAAGGAACGGTTTGAGGAGAACAATGGTGGCGGAGAGTATGCAGATGCGATAGACCAACAGCTTCGCCGAGATGGGGTTCATGTCAATATTGTCGCTCGGAAAGCTCCAAACAATCAGAGCAAGATGGGGCGAATTATCCAATTCTCGCCGGACATCAAGAAGTTTTACTTCTTAGACGAGAAGCACCGCACAAAAGAATATCAGGCGTTTATGGACGAGCTTTGCACATTCTCACAGACTGGAAAGAACGCTCATGACGATGCTCCGGACAGCTTGGCAATGTTGGCTGACGAGCTTTACCATGGAACTGGTGCACGGGTTGAGCTTGGCAAGCGTCTGTGGTGAACACAATATGTAGTATTTAATACACATATAATACACTACATATTGACAAAATGACAATTTTGTGGTATAATATGGTAAAGCAAAGAGGAATGTGGGGTGATAGCGGTTGCGGGTAATAGTCAGAGTTTACCCGGAGGAAATGGAATACCTAACGCTTTACCCCATAGCCGATGTTCAGTGGGGTGCTCCGAACTGCAAAGAGCGAGAGTTTAGGGAGTATGTAACTAGGATAAAAAACGACCCGACCGCCGCTGTGCTGCTGGCTGGAGATTTGATTAACAACGGAATCAAATCGTCCAAGACCGATGTGTATCAAGAGAAGTACCCGCCGGATGTTCAGAAGGAAATGATTACCGACATCCTTGAGCCAATTTCGGACAAGATTGTTGCCGGCACAGACGGGAATCATGAGCACAGAACCACCAGAGAGTCATGCCAAGACCCGACGAAAGATATATTTAGGGCGCTTGGCATCAAAGACAGGTACTTGCCGGATGGGGCTGGAATTGTAAAGATTTCGCTTGGGAAAAAGGCAAATGGGAAACCTGTTACATACTCGATTTATTTGGCCCATGGAAGTGGTGGTGGCGGTCAGCTAGGCTCTGGAATAAGCAGACAGGACAACTACCAATTAGCCATTGAAGGCATTGACATATCCATCACGGGACACACGCATAAACCGGCTAAAATACCGTCTGCAAGATTGATTTTTGACCCTAGGAATAACAAAGTCATTGAGAGCAATACGCTGATTTTTGTATGTACCTCATGGCTCGATTATGGAGGGTACGCTATCAGGGGGCAGATGCGCCCGACAGCATTTTACCCTGATACCATCCGATTGGATGGGCGCGAAAAGAGATGGCAATAAAAAATCGGAACATTGTGGGTATACAACACCCCCAAAATAAGCGCAGGGGTGGGAGCGCTGGGGTGAAAAACATTGAAAAAAGGTGCTAGTTTGCGGACTATGCCGGTGTGGGAGTGCTCTGTAGCTCCCTACTACTTTGCCAGCTGGGCTCCGGGATGGCCTCCGGAGTTTTAATGATAGGGCGGTGGGAGGGTTCCTTAGGGCGGAATGCCTTCCACCAAATGACACTTCCTTATACCTCCTTTCTCCCACCCTCATACCTGCGCCGGGCTTTCCTCCTTTCTCCCGGCGCGGGTCAATGAGGGAAAAACATTAAAGGAGCGATGATAATTGATATATTTTGGGCGCAAAAAGATACTGTGTGATGAGCCTGAAATTAATAAAGAAAATGTTGTGAGCGTGCTTCTGGACGCTCTTGATGTGCATAATAACAATCGTTCTGACATTGATTATCTGTACCGATACTACAAAGGCGAGCAGCCTATTTTGAGACGGGAAAAGCAAATTCGCCCGGAGATCTGCAACAAGATTGTTGAGAACCGGGCGAATGAGATTGTTTCGTTTAAGACTGGGTATTTGTGCGGTGAGCCTTTGCAATATGTAAGCCGTGGGAGCACGGACGACGTATCTTCCGCAATACAAACACTGAATGACTATATGCTGCTGTGCGGGAAGGCGGCAAGAGATAAAGAACTGGCGGAATGGATGTACATTTGCGGGCTGGGATACCGAATGGTTATGCCGAACGCACCGTACATAGAGTCCACAGTTGTTCCAAATCTTAAAAGCGGGAAAACGAATTTCCCTAAGGACGATTCCCCGTTTGACATTCATACGCTTGACCCTCGCAATGCTTTTGTGGTGTACCACTCCGGATTGGGCGAAAAGCCTTTGATGGGCGTAAAGTATGTGGTTCAAAAAGACCAAAAGATAATCTACAGCGTGTACACGCAGAATTATTATTTTGAGATAGTGTCGGGCGGTGAGTCGAATCGGGAATTGAAAATCGAAAAAAGCAGCGATAGGGCGCTAGGATACGTCCCAATTGTGGAATACCCGCTCAACAATGCTCGGCTTGGTGCGTTCGAGATTGTGATACCGATACTTGATGCTATCAATACTGTTCAGAGCAATCGGATTGACGGAATTGAGCAGTTCGTACAAAGCCTGATTGTGCTTTACAACTGCGAGATTGACGAGGATAAAGCAAAAGTGCTTCGCGACGCTGGGCTGATTCAGCTCAAGGGGTTCGGAGATAATAAGGCTGATATTAAGGTTATTTCAGAGCAGCTTGACCAGCAGCAGACACAGACACTAATTGACTACATGTACCAAACCGTACTCAACATTGTCGGAATGCCGAACAGGAACGGCGGAAGGAGCACGAGCGATACTGGAAGCGCTGTTATCATGCGTGACGGATGGGAGGCCGCCGAAGCAAGAGCTAAGTCCGACGAGCTGATGTTCAAAGAGTCAGAGCGGAAGATGCTGAAAATTGTTTTACGGATTCTGCGAGACACTGTTGGCACTCCGTTGAGTCTTGCTGATATTGACGTGAAATTCACTCGTCGAAACTACGAAAACATTCTTGCCAAGTCTCAAGTACTCACTTCCATGCTCGCAAACGATAAGATAGCCCCGCAGTTGGCGTTCACACATTGCGGATTGTTTAGTGACCCGGAAGATGCGGCTAAAATGAGCGAAGCATATTACAACAGAGTTAAAGCGGAACAGACAGCACCACAATCTGTCAGCGGTACACCTAAGGAAGGTGATGCGGTTGCTTGAAGTTCGATGCAAACAATGTAACAAACTGCTTGGAAGGTTTGAAGGAAATGCGGAAGTAAAGTGCCCGCGTTGCAAGACGGTTAATAACATACATGTGCCCAATAAAACGCAGTACATAGAACGCCGTTGAGCGTCAATGACCGAGCAATCGGTTATTGACGCTTTTTCTATTTTACCGTGCGGAGATGCACGCTAAAAAGCACAAACGGCAGAGAAGCCGAAAATCTCACAAATAAGCCAGAGAAGGCTATAAAACGCAAGGAGTAATGATTATGCCTATCGATATTACGAAAATTGCTGGTTACCGAGAAGATATGACAGCTGAAGAAAAGCTCGATCTTATCTTAAATAATTATGAACCTGCGAAGCCTGACTACAGCGGATGGATAAAGAAAGAAACGTTCGACAAAACTGCATCCGAGCTCGCCGAAGTTAAGCGAAAACTTAAAGAAAAACTTACCGAGGACGAACGTAAGGAAGCTGAGCGACAGGAAGCAGAGGCGGCTTTGAAATCTGAACTCGAAGCATTGCGCAAAGAAAAAGCTATTTCCGAAAGCAAGGCTAAATTCTTGGGACTTGGATACGATGAAGTGCTGGCTACTGAAACGGCGCAAGCTCTTGTGGAAGGCAACATGGAAAAGGTGTTTGCGAATCAGCAAATATTCATCGAAAACGTAAAGAAAGCCGAACGAGCAGCTAATTTGGCCGATGAGCCAAATCCTCCCGCTGGTTCCGGTGGAACAGTCAAAATTGATTATCAGCAGAAAATCCAAGCAGCTCAGGCTGCGGGAAATTTTGCCGAAGCTGCGTATTACATTCGTCTTGAGCAGCAAGAAGCTAACAAAAACAAAACATAAGGAGATAGATATTAATGGCTGATCAATTTGCTACTAGTTTTGGAGTGCTTAATTATAGTGGCGCACTTTTTAACAAAGGTAATACTCGCACCCCACTTTCGTCCGCTATCGGTGGGAGGGTAAAAATCACAAATCATGTTGAATTTGCAACGGGGCAGGAATATACCGGTGGTGGAAACGGTTCGCAGCCTTCCATTAGCGAAATCGCGTCTCTAACTGCGCCTGATGCTACCGTTGTTACTCGTGAGCAAAAGACAAACGTAACTCAGATCTTCCAAGAGTCTGTTGGCATTTCTTATGCAAAGCAATCGAATATGGGAACGCTGTCTGGCATTAATATTGCCAATCAGCAAGCAAATCCTATTAACGAGCTTGATTTTCAAGTGGCAGTTAAACTTCAAAAGGTTGCTCGCGATATTGAGTACACCTTTATTAACGGTGTATACAACAAGGCTACCAATGATTCGGAAGTTAATAAAACTCGCGGCTTGGTTTCTGCGATTACCACAAACACAAAGGCCATGGGGAATAAGCCCCTTGGTTTGTGGGCTATTGCAGACATGATGAAGAAAATATACGAGTCAAACGCTCCCACGCAAGGCCTGGTTTTGTGGTGTGATGCAACCACTTTGTTCCAAATTAATGCCGATGCAGTTAATAATGGCCTTACGGTGGTT